TTTATCAGTGTCAATATACATTGCATCCAAAAACAGATCAGGGTTTTCCTCCTTAGCTATTTCGTAATCCTTATCCATTTTATCAATAAGTGTCGTGTAGTGAGAAAATCTGTTCTGTAGAAAGATGTCCTTATACCTAAATTTATGGGCAGATTCTATCTGGATAATGGCTAAACCGTGCCGAACAGCACGGTTTAGAGCCCAGAATTCTTTTAAATGATGGGCGAGAGGGAACACCCATCCAAGTTCCGACATTGCCGTGGTACATGCCGCTGTTTGACCATCCTCAGAAAGATTGGAGGCATTCTTTCCGAATCGAGTTACAAATCCCTCTACCAGCGCGTCAATATCAGAAATCATAATTACACCCGCTTTTTCTTGCGTCGAATAGGACGTTCTTCAGCCTCATCAACGATACCAGACTCTTCAACCTCTTCCGTTGCTTCAGCAGCTTCAACCTCTTCCCATACAAAGCCTTCAGGAAGCTCCACCACGTTTGCGCGGGTTTCCCCGCGCAACATTTCTGGGAAACTTGCATCCTCGGTGTTGTAATAACCGGGGGTGATTGTTCTTTTTTCGCCGTTTTCTCTTCCGTTAAGAGATACCAGCAATTTGATAATAGCCATATATACTACCCCGACTACTTTACAGTGAGTGTTACAATGGTTTCAGGATTATACAGTACCGGAAGGCCCTTATCCTGTACACGCAACCAGATTCCATCCGGGTCCCATTCAACCTTTGTATCAATGTATTTGCCCCAACGACGATCAAGACCATAAGGAGCTTCCATGAATTCACCAATCTTCTGGCCCTCAGCCATAGGGCTGTACATCATGAACTTATACTTATCCACAAAACGCTTACGACAGGTTACAACGTCACGACCAGCCTTGTAGGTTCCAGTGATAGAAGTAGCCAAAGTAAGGGTGTTGGTTGCATAGTTGATGGCAGTAATTGCAATATCTTCCCAAGCGCGAGCCTTGGACATATCACGGAGTCGAGCAATGCCACCTACCTCAAAGTCCATAGCATCCTCAACAACAACGCTTGTTCCAGAAGCGGATACCATGAAACTACGGAATTCGTAAATATCATCGTAAGTTTCGAGAGGACCAACGCCCAGCAAATCACCAATTACGCGCTTAGGATCACGGAACAAATCACCTTCACCGAAGGTAGACTTCTTCAGCAACTCACGCATATTGTCATCAAACATCAGAAGTTTTACAACTTCCGTTGTGGTAATTACGTTGGTAGGTTCAATACCGGCGTCATCTTTCAGCAACTGTTTTGCATCAAAAATGTCTTCAATCGGGTTACGAGTAGAACCTGTGCCCCATACATCATTACCGGCAAGAACAATCTTGTGCGAGGTAGGAATACCGTAATCTACTGTAAACTTGATACCCTTCTCCTGGGAATAAGAGAAACCGCCATCAAACAGCATCTTTGCAAGCATCCACTCACGACGACGATCAATACGGTAGTTGAATTTGGAGATTGTACGAGCAAGAATCTGCTCAGCAGTTTTACGTACAACAGGATTGGTTTCATTGGCGAGGTTATTCAAATAAGACTCGTCAAAATACTTCTTTTCCTTGTAGTAAGCCGCACGAGCAGAACCTTCCGAATACCAATCGTCATCAGTGGTTACAGGAGCCGGAGCACCAGGGGCAGCGAACGGGGTCATTCCCATAGCACCGTATTCAGCAGCCCAACGAATAGTATCAGATTCGTAAGTCTGTGATCCAAAAATATTCAGAAAACGGTTTTCCTGTGCTACAGGCATTTTCTGAATAAGAGCATTCATTACTTCCAAACGGAGAGCATTAGACGTTCCTTTTGCCATTTCAATTACTCCTTACTTAAAATAAGCCAAAGGCCCATCAATTGTGACACCAAGAGCGGTAGCAGCAGTAGTATCAAGACCAGTGCAGGCATTGGTATAAACGATACCATTTGACAAAAATACAGAGACCAGAGCACCAGAAGCATTTGTGTAATCGCCAGCGTAGGTGTCCTGATCCAAAAGGAACTTGGCCACAGAATACTTACCAGTTGTTCCTGCCTTCAGGTAACAGTTAGCTTTCTTTGCTCCAATTTCAAAGTTACCAGTAGTGTTTGCGGACAAAGTTACCGTATAGCGGCGGTCATCATACTTTACAACGGACGTTACGGTTGCCTGCTCATAAGTTCCGTCTGTATCTGTAAGAATGATTACATCAGCGGCCTTAATCTTTGCAGAATCTTCTGCCCAGATCTGGAAAGTGTTTGCTGCGTTACAACCAGTTACAAGGAAAATACGACCAAGATCCAAATCACCGATGGTGTCAGGAATGTAGGGAACAAGAAGACCAGAAGTAGCATCTTCTGCCATAACTGTGCCCATAGGAAGCTCACCGTAACCGCCACGAAGAGTTTTGGGGACAAAAAGACCAATTTCACGCTGACTATAGAATAGTTTGCGTTCGCGAAGAGAAGTATATCCTGTGCGGTTTACCTGGGGGACAAATCCACCCAGACCACCAGAAGTAGAACCAATACCAATAATGGGTTTCCCGGCCATTTTAATTCTCCTTTATTAACACATTTTCAAAAGTTTATCGGCGTAGGCTTCCGCATCTACATCAGAATCGCCTGTATCGTCTGTAACATCTTCAGTTGTGCGGGTATCGCTACCAGAAACACCGGCAGTAGTAGTTCCGCTAAAGGAAGCTTCCCATTCTGCTACCTCAGTTTCTACAGCCGACTTATAAGCTGTTACGTCCAAATTGCCATCGGAACCCATAAAAGATTCTGCGCTTACTTGCTTATGAACCTTTGTTTTAAACTTTTCAGGGATAGAAGATGCCGCGAAAACACCATCAAAAACGGAATTAGCAACAACGACCGATCCGGCAATAGTTGCTTTGATTTTGTCTTTTTCCATATCAGAAACAGTTTTTGCCAGGGCCTCATTCTCTGCTACAAGAGCAGAAATCTTGGAATCCTTTTCTGCAATAGAAGTGGTAAGCTCTACAACTTTTGCAGAAGAAGTTGCTGAAGCTTCTCCTACAATGGCAGCTACCAATTCTGGGTGATTTGCTTTCAATTCTGTTAAATTCATTGTTCCTCCTGTAATATCCTCAGACGGTTTTGTAATTACATGTGTTGTTCCAAAATTGTCAACACTGTTTTTAGCAGCCATGTCAACAATAACTTTCTTTCCGGATGTAATATCTTCCTGTAGCATGGATACAGCCGAAGAAAAAGATCCAATGGAATCAACCATTTTATTCTCTAGGGCGTCTGCTCCAACACGAATTCCACCCTTACCAAAATTATTTATAACATAATCTTTTTCCAACGCATAGGCATCGGCCAAGCTGGAATAAAAAACATCAGCGATGTCATCCAATGTTTTTACAAGCGTCTTATAATGTTTCTCATCCTCTATATCCAAACGCTTATACGGGGACATCGAATTGGTCACTTCTACATAAGAATCAGCTTTATCTTTTTTCTTAGCACCAACAACAACGCCAACACTTCCAATTCTCGCTGTAGCATCAATACTTCTATTTGAAGCAGCAGAAAAAAGCCAAAAATCAGCAGAAGCTACCGTTCCCTGGGAAAAAGCGTGAATAGGTTTTACACTTCTTGCAGCAATAATATCTTGATACAAACCGTGGATACCAGTAACCGCACCACCGGGGGAATCATGATCAAAAAGTATTCCTTTTACTTCGTCATCATCCAATGCAGCATTAAGAGATTTGCGGATGCCAGTAACCGTTGTCTCGGTTGTACCACAGATTTCACCCATTCCAGTTGAGCGAGGGTAAATGGTTCCCATAATTGGAATGTACGCAATGTTTGTACCACCAATCATGTTTATAGTTTCCATCTTCTCTTTCTTATCGCTTTCCTCAGCATCACGAAGCTCTTTGGCCAGGAACAAGTTGGGCTCTATTTTACCATACAAAAAATCAAGCATAAAAGCATGAAATTCTGGATCAACAGCCCAGTAGTTGTTCAAAACTTCAGCAATAAGTCTACTTCTTTTTTTCATCAGTTGTTTTCCTTCTCTGTAAAGTTTGTTTGGTTTGGTCCGGTGTTTCCTTTGTCTTCTTTGTTTCCAGTAATGTGCTTTCCGTTGATCCATCAATAACATCGCTGTCAACATCAGACAACACAAGCTTAGGATACATTTTTTCTTCTGTTGCTGCTGTCAATCTAAGCGTTCTGTAATTGTTGAATCCCAATCTAGCTGCAATAGTAGAAGGAGGAACACCAAGGGTATCAACTAGAGACCCATGTTTAACTCCCAAAAGAGCTTTTGTGGTACTTTCTACATCGGAAACCTCTGATATTGGGAATGTAATTTCCAATGTTTCCCAAATCTCCCTGCTAACTTTTGCGTAAACTGGCTCCCCATCCTTAAAGGACGTAGCCTGTTCTTCTACTCTCTCTACCTTCATTGGTTTTACAGCCGACGACAATAGAAATGAATATTTGAATAAATCGTAGCGCAGGAACTTTTCAAAATCATCACGCTTATTAGCGTTTCTGTCAGACTCCGGACCACGTGTTGCTTTTACTGATCCATAAGTACCGTTAGATTGACCTGTAACCATGTCCTCCGGCTTGTTTAATCCAGATGTTATCATATGAAGAATATCTGTATCAGAATCAGATATTTTTGGAAGCTGTGGATTCTTAATTTCCAACTTCATGCCTGGGGGCATTACAATAGTGCCACCAGGAGTTTTCTTTTGCTCAATACCTGTTTTCTTTCGCTCTTCGTCACTCATGGCCAACCAACGCTTGAAAGCCTTCACATCTTCAAAAGTTACAACATTAGCGTAGTAACCCGAAGCTTTCTTATGGTCTATTTCATAGCGTTTCAGATTTTCATAATGATTGGTCCATTCAATAGTTGTTCGCATTTGAGACACATTTCTGTCCGTAAACAGAGACTTATCCCAAGTTACAATAAATGTCTGGAAACCATTTGTTTTCTTGTATCTACGTTTATCGTATCTTAGAAGTTTTGTAGCATCCCAACCCTGCATTTTTTTGGCAACTTCCAGAAGTTCAGGATATTCAAATAAGTGGATTGACGGTATCAATACGTTTCGTATTTCCGCATCGTTTCCTGAATCGGAATGAATTGTAAATTCATAAAATAGTGGGAATGTTCTCTTAAATGGATGCCGATAAATCTTTACAAGAGATTTCGGGTCCATGAAGTCTACTTCTACAAATCCATTATTGTTATGAACAGATAGAGACAGGTATAGTTCGCCTTCTATCTCCGATCTTATGTACATTTTTTTGAATCCAGTTATCAGTCTGTTTCTGGAATCTTTGATAAAAGTGTTCACCCATTTATCAACGTCAGGGTATGGAGAAGATATACCAAAACCCTTGCCGCATACAATACCACCATTGTCAGAAATAGCTGTGGAGATTTGAGGATTGGTGTTGAATTTAATCCAACATTCTTCTTGTAAGGCCCGTATCTTTGTTATCATGTGTGCCATTGTTCCAGGCACACAATCCCAACTGTTTCCAATTGGAAACCCTTCATCATCTACTGCATACTTTACAATATCGGAATTGAATGGACTTCTTCCAGCAAAAGCTGTTATTTCACCGTCACCAGTATTGTTAATATGAAACAAATACTCCTTTAGTTCTTCATCAGGCGTATCTAATACGGCCTGTATTGCTTTATCACGTTTTGTTCCCATGCTATTCCTCGTAATTGCCTACTACATCTCTGTTTACAATGTAATTGCCCAAAAACAATCTGCCACTTCTAGGACGCATATCATCCACAGTCTTGAACCGCAACCCATACAAACACCACCCAAGTGCAAACACAGCATCGTCCTGAACGCCACCAGTTTGATTCTTTTCTG